ATCGTAGATTTTATCATAGCATAAGGAAAGTAAAATGAAAAAAGTTCCAATGGGTAATAAAGGACTATCTAAACTACCTAGTAAAGTACGAAATAAAATGGGTTATATGAATAAAGGTGGTGTTGTACCAAAAGGTATGCATCGTATGCCTGATGGGACTATAATGAAAAATTCAGATCACAAAGGTATGGCCTATGGTGGAATGGTGAATAAAAAGAAAATGGGATATGCTCACGGTGGTATGGCTAACTGTGGTGCCTCTATGAAACCTAATAGAAAAGCGAGAACATAATTATGCCAGCACCAGTAGTATTAGTCTTAGGTAACATGGCCGTACAAGTTGGGTCAGCTTTAATACGTAAGCAGTTAATGAAACTTGGCTTCAGGGTTGCTAAAGATTACAAAAAGTTTTCTAATGTAACTAAGGTTACTAAGGATAATGCTGCTAACGTTTTAAATAAAGCTGAAAAACTTTCTGATAGGCTTAAACCTTCTGGTAGAGTCAAGCCAAAGAAACAAGAACTTGTTATGCCTACAAAGCCTAAACCAAAGGCAGATAGTAAAACTGTAGGTTCACAATTTGATAAAAGTCAGAAGCTAAGTGACTTCGGTACAGTTGGGCCTAGAGTACCTAAATCATCACGACTACGTAATGTAGCAGCTGGAGCAGGTGCAGCTTCAGTAGCACCTACTGCTGTAGGCGATAAAGCTCCTAATCAACCTAAAGTTAAACCTAGTCCAAGGGATAGTAGACCTGTGGGGATTATAGAGGAACCTATCTCTAGACAGTCTAGAACCACTAAACCTTCTGCCCCTGTATTAGAAGCTGGGTTTACTAACGTTGATAAAGCTCCGCCAAAGACTACTCTTGAAAAAGTAGTTAAACCTAAAGCAAGACCAGCTACAGTTAAAAAAGAACTATCAGCTTTTGGTAAAGCTTTTAAGAAAGCTCGTGCATCTAAAAAGTATTCTTTTACTTTTAATGATAAAGAATATACTACTCGTTATAAAGAAGAGACTGTAGCAGAGCACAAGAAAAAATTTCAGAAAAAGAAAAAGTAAATGGTAGCATTATCTTACGACACATCAACTGAAAGTATTGCAGTTACAGCCACTTCAGGTGGGGCAAGTAGTGATGTTTTATATACTTGCCCTAATAACCATGATGCAGTAATTACATTTTTACATGTAAGTAATGGGGCTTCATCTACTAATAATATTTCTATTCAGTGGTATCACAAAGAAGATGATGCGTATTATACCATAGTTAATAATAAATCTATATCAGGTAATGATGTTTATAATATGATTACTTCAGATAGATTATTTTTACATGCAGGTGATAAGATAACTGTATTTAATGGTGGTGGTAGCATGGGTGTTACTATCTCTGTAGAAGAGCACTTTAATCCTAATAGGCGTCAAAATGCATAACGGGGTTGCAATCTTATCTATAGTATGATATAACTATTTATGTAAAACTACTCCTGCACAAGATAAAAGGAGTAGTGCTATGTTTAAGAATATTTTAAAAGCGATTCAAAAGAACCAACAACGACGAGCAGACTATTGGATACTCATGAACCTGAGTGACAAAGAGCTGCATGATATGGGGATCAGTAGAGGTGAAATCAGGCAAAAAGTCTACGGTTAATGCAGCGGGTAATTATACTAAGCCTAGTATGCGTAAGCGCCTTGTTGCTTCCATTAAAGCTGGCGGAAAAGGTGGAAAGCCAGGACAATGGTCCGCCAGGAAAGCCCAAATGGTCGCTAAACAATATAAAGCGAAAGGGGGAGGATATAAGAGTTGAAGTCCTCCCAAGCAACTAAATGGCACTAGCTAAATCACAAAAGAGCCTAAAGTCTTGGACTAAGCAGAAGTGGAGAACCAAGAGTGGTAAGCCATCGACGCAAGGCCCGAAAGCGACAGGTGAGAGATACTTACCTGAGAAAGCTATTAAGTCTCTTAGTTCTTCTGAGTATGCTGCTACCTCACGAGCTAAACGAAAAGGCGCTGCTAAGGGTAAGCAGTTTGTGGCTCAGCCTAAAAAGATTGCAAAGAAAACCAGAGCCTATAGGAAAGTAAAGTAAGATGGCAGAATACGAAGTAAAGTTTCAGATACGTGTCCCTACTAAACGTAATTCTAAATCAGGTGCAGTTAAGTATGCCCCTTCTGGCTACGTTAGTACACCTGTAAAGGTAACTGCATCTAATGAAGATGAAGCACGTAAAATAGCAAAAAAGAGTGATAAAATCACTAAAGCAAAAGCTAATGCGGCACGAGGTTTAGATTATGATATGCCTCAACCTAGAGTAAGTATTAAAGAAGTAAAACGTGTTAGTGGTGGCGGTGGTATGTTTAAAGTTGATGGTACAGCTAGTCAAATAAATAAAGGTGCATTATCTGCTGTTGGTAAAAAAAGACAAATGAACAAAGGCGGTGCTGTAAAGCAGCATGTGGCTCAGCCTAAGAAAGTTAGAGCCAAAGTAAAACCGCATAGGAAAGTTAAATGAGTCGTAACTTAACAGAAAAGCAACAGAAATTTCTTGATGCCTTGTTTGAGGAAGCTCAGGGTAATCCTGCAAAAGCAATGAAGATTGCTGGTTATGCTACAGGGGTTGCATCCAGTACTGTAATGAATGTACTGCAAGATGAGATTGCTGACTTAACCAAAAAATTTATTGCTACTCGTGGACCACAGGCAGCTTGGTCTATGATGCAAGTTATGCAGAATCCAACTGATCTGGGTAATAAAGAAAAGATGTCGGCTGCTAAAGACTTTTTAGATAGAGCTGGCTTTGTAAAAACAGATAAAGTTGAAGTTAAAACAGATAGTCCTTTATTTATATTACCACCAAAAGATAATGAAAACACATAAAAGTTGGCAATTACCTAAACCTGAAAAGACTGATGATGGTCTTGAATGGGTTCCTGTAGTTAGGGTTGGTAGAGTTGTACCCTTTGGCTATGAACAAGATCCAGGTGATGAAGATATTCTTCTACCTATAGAAGATGAATTAGAATTACTCGAACAAGCTAAAAAATATCTAAAACAATATAGTCTGCGTGAAGTAGCAGCTTGGTTAAGCGAAGTATCTGGAAGATCTATTTCTCACGTGGGCTTGCAAAAAAGGATTCAACTTGAGCAAAAGCGTAAGAGAGAAGCTGCAACGTACCACTATTACGCCGAAAGGTACAAAGAAGCCGCAGAAAAAGCGAAGAAGCTCGAAGAGCAACGTATTGGTGCAAGACTCCCTAGAGACAGTGCCAGCTACAGTGAAGCCAGAGCCGATTGATGTTGAGCAAGCTCAAAAAGAAATTATTTTTAAGCCAAACTCTGGACCACAAACAGAATTTCTTTCTTCAACTGAGCAAGAAGTTTTATACGGAGGTTCAGCTGGTGGGGGCAAAAGCTACGCTATGGTGGCCGATCCTGTCAGATACCTTAATAATCCTAATGCTAGGATGCTTCTTGTTCGTAGGAGCACTGAGGAATTAAGAGAACTTATCTCTGTTTCAAAACAATTATATCCCAAAGCAATTCCTGGTATAAAGTTTATGGAAAGAGATAAGACTTGGGTAGCTCCGAGTGGGGCAACACTCTGGATGTCTTACCTTGATCGTGATGACGATGTTATGCGGTATCAAGGTCAGGCATTTAACTGGATCGGTTTTGACGAATTAACGCAATGGCCTACACCTTATCCTTGGAACTATATGAGGTCACGTCTTCGTACAACCAAAGCCAGTGGACTACCCTTATATATGAGGGCCACTAGTAACCCTGGTGGTCCTGGACATCAGTGGGTTAAGAAGACTTTTATTAACCCTTCGTCACATAACAAGGCTTTTTGGGCAACGGATACAGATAGTGGTGAAGTTATATGTTGGCCGAAAGGTCATAGTCGAGAAGGTGAGCCACTGTTTAAACGTAGGTTTATACCTGCTACCTTATTCGATAATCCTTATTTAGCAGATGATGGCATGTATGAGGCTAATCTTCTGTCGTTACCTGAACATCAACGTAGGCAGCTGCTAGAAGGTGACTGGGATATTAATGAGGGTGCAGCCTTTCCAGAGTTTAATCGTAAGATCCATGTTGTAGACCCTTATGATATACCCTCTAACTGGACAAAGTTTAGAGCTGCAGATTATGGTTATGGTTCTTACAGTGGTGTCCTTTGGTTTGCTGTAACTCCTGCAGAACAACTTGTAGTTTATAGGGAAATGTATGTAAGTAAGGTTATAGCCACAGATTTAGCTGATATGATTTTAGATGTTGAATCAGGAGAGAAAATGCGCTATGGTGTTTTGGATTCTAGTTTATGGCATAATCGTGGTGATACTGGGCCATCATTGGCTGAACAGATGATTATGAAAGGTTGTCGTTGGAGACCTGCAGATAGATCTAAAGGTTCTCGTGTATCAGGTAAAAACGAAATACATAGGCGCTTACAAGTAGATGAGTTTACAGAAGAGTCTAGGTTAGTTATTTTTAATAACTGTACTAATCTTATTTCTCAATTACCTGCAATACCCTTGGATAAAAATAATCCAGAAGATGTAGATACTAATTCAGAAGACCACTTATATGACGCCTTGCGTTATGGTGTAATGACAAGACCAAGAAGTAATGTTTTTGACTTTGATCCAGCCTCTCAGCATACAGGATTTCAAGTCAGTGATCCAACCTTTGGCTACTAAGGAAGTAATATGGAAGAAGATTTTGAAGAAGAAATGATGATGGATGCTGAAGAGTCTTCAGGTATTGAGGATATAAATGAAGGCGATTACCATGATCCTAAAGCTGGTAAAATAGTAAGCTATGTACAAGAAAGGTTTTCTCGTGCAGAGACTGCTCGTGAAACAGAAGAAAATCGTTGGATTCAAGCTTATCGAAATTACCGAGGTATCTATAGTCCAGATGTTCAATTTACTTCTACAGAAAAATCTCGTATATTTGTTAAGGTAACTAAGACTAAAGTATTAGCTGCTTACGGTCAGATTGTAGAAGTTTTATTTGGTGCTAATCGTTTTCCTATCAGTATTAACCCTACAGTATTACCAGAGGGTGTAGAAGATTCAGTACACTTTGAAGCTAATCCAGATATGGAAAAAGCTCAACAACAACGTGCTATGCCTGAGTTAGAACCAGGAGAAACTCAACGTTCTCTTAAACAACGCTTAGGTGCACTTAAAGATTACTTATCTCCAGTAGAAGATAAATTAAGAGAGGGTCCAGCAAAAACTCCAAGTCAAGTTGAGTTTCATCCTGCAATGATTGCAGCTAAGAAAATGGAAAAGAAAATCCATGATCAACTAGAGGAATCAAATGCCCGTAAGCAACTACGTACTGCAGCATTTGAGACTGCCCTATTTGGTACTGGAGTAATGAAGGGTCCATTTGCTGTAGACAAAGAGTATCCTAGTTGGACTGAAGAGGGTGAATATACACCTACTTATAAAACTACTCCTCAAACTTCTTCAGTTTCTATTTGGAATTTTTATCCTGATCCAGATGCTCAGAATATGGAAGAAGCTGAGTATGTAGTGGAACGACATAAAATGTCCCGTTCTCAGTTACGTGCCTTAAGAAATAGACCTTTCTTTAGAACTAACGCTATTGAGATGGCTGTTTCAATGGGAGAAAACTACACTAAAGAATGGTGGGAACAAGCTATGGAAGATGACGCTCAGGAATCTCGTTCCGAGCGTTTTGAAGTATTAGAGTTCTGGGGTTATGTAGATACTGATCTATTAAAAGAACAAGACATTGATATTCCCGATGAGATGAAAGACTTAACTCAACTAAGTGTAAACGTTTGGGTTTGTAACGGTCAAGTGTTACGTCTTGTAATGAATCCCTTTACTCCTTCATACTTACCATACTATGCTGTACCATATGAAGTAAACCCTTATAGTTTGTTTGGTGTAGGTATTGCTGAAAATATGGATGATACTCAAACATTGATGAACGGTTTTATGAGAATGGCTGTTGACAATGCTGCACTATCTGGTAATATGTTGATTGAAGTTGATGAAACTAATCTAACTCCAGGTCAAGATCTTTCTGTATATCCAGGAAAAGTATTTAGACGTCAAGGCGGTGCTCCAGGTCAAGCTATTTTCGGCACTAAGTTCCCTAACGTATCTAATGAAAACATGCAGATGTTTGATAAAGCAAGAGTATTAGCAGATGAATCAACTGGCTTTCCATCTTTCGCACATGGTCAAACAGGGGTTAGCGGTGTTGGTCGTACAGCTTCTGGTATTAGTATGCTTATGTCTGCTGCCAACGGCTCTATCCGTAATGTAGTTAAGAATGTAGATGATTATTTACTTGGACCATTAGGTAAAGCTTTCTTTCACTTTAATATGCAGTTTGACTATGATGCAGAAATTAAAGGTGACTTAGAAGTAAAAGCTCAAGGTACAGAAAGTTTAATGGCTAATGAAGTACGTAGCCAACGACTAATGCAATTTTTAGGGGTTGTACAGAATCCTGTACTAGCACCATTTGCTAAAATGGATTATGTTATTCGTGAGATTGCTAAGTCTATGGACCTTGATCCTGATAAAGTTGTCAATTCTAAATCTGATGCTTTATTGCAAGCAGAGATTCTTAAACAGTTTCAAGCAGAAAATCCACCACCTCCTCAACCACAAGGTGCTCCTCAGCCTCAACAACCTGGTCAAAGACCACCAGCTGGCGCTCAGGCACAGGATACTAGTGGAGCAGGGGGTGGTACTATAGGAACTGGTACAGCTCCTCAGCCAGGAGAACAAGGCTTCTCAGGTAACACTGGCCCACAACAGATGCAATGAAACTAGTCGTGAATAATACATTAAAACCTTTTGTAAATAACCAAGAGTTATATAGTCCGTTTATCGAAGAGATTGCTGAACGGATTGCTTTTACTCACGTATCACTAGAACAGTCTAGGGAGATTGATGAGATCTACAGACTACAAGGTGAGATACGTGCACTACGATCACTATTGAAGTTGAGGGACAAAGTTAATGCCTGATAAAGACCTTCAAAAAGAAGAGATTATAAAAAAGTACAACTTAAATGATGCTAAGTCTAATTGGAAAGTTAGTCCTTCTAAGTTTACTACTCTTATATCTAATTTACCCACTAACTTTAAACTTTTAACAGAGTTTATGCTTGGTAAAGATAAACCTATTAATATAAATGACTTTACTAAAGATGAGCTAGTTTCGATTATAACCTTAGCAGAAAAACAAGAAGAAAATAAACTTAATATTAAGAATAGAAAATTAAAAGGACAACCTGAAAATATAACGACAGTTAGTGGCTATGATCTTGAGGGGCGTACTAAAACTTTTCCTGATTGGGTTGAAAATAACCCCTATTTTACTGCTATAGCAAACAGTCTTTCTAGCCCTGATTATCAAGTGCGAACAAGTTTAGGTAAGTATGACGTTGAAGAAACTCCGTCAAGTCTTATAGTAAAAGATGCTTACGATATGAATATAAAACAAAGAGATTTACCTAAGATTGGTAACCGTAAAAATCTTTCAAAAATATTGGATTATATAAGAGCTGATCCTGAAATGGCAGGAGAGTTTATTTCTAATATTATTAGACCTAATCAAAACGACTCTAGAAAGTTTGATCTAGTCATACCAAAAAGAAAACCTAATCAACCTAGTCCAAGAGATACAGCTTATCAAGCTTCCATGCAACTTGAAGAAAAACCTAAGGATAATCCTAGAACAAAAGGAAAAGTTCCAGAAGGTTTTGATTTATTAAAATTTAACAAAGGTGGAGCAGTTATGAACGAACAAATGGAAATGGCCTTTATGCAACAAGGTGGACTAAAAGATGATGGCATGAAGCAAGATCCAGTATCAGGTAACGAAGTACCTAATGGTTCTATGGCTAAAGAAGTACGAGATGATATTCCTGCTCAGTTATCTGAAGGTGAGTATGTTGTACCAGCTGATGTTGTCCGTTTCTATGGGGTAAAACATTTCGAAGATCTTCGAAATAAAGCTAAAGGTGGATTAAACCAAATGGAAAAAGATGGGCGTATTGGTGGAGAACCTGTACCTGATGGTGGCCCTACTCAACTTCCATTTAAAGATCAAGACTTACAAGTAAAACAACCTCAACCACAACAAGCTACGCCAGCTAAACCTCAGATGGCTGGTGCTTCTATGAATACTATTAAACCTCGTATTGGTATGTCTAAGGGTGGTTATATTGGTACTTCTATGGAAGCTATACGTATTCGTAATGGTGGTGAAGTAAAAGGTTTTGCTCCTGGTGGTTTAGCAATGTCAGAAGAAACTCCTAGAGGTGCTAGTGAAGCATTCTCTGGATCTCCTAATTTATTTAGAGGTTATGGGGGAGCAAGGTCTGGTGGTGGACTTGAGGTTCGTACTTATGTTAATGCTACAGGTGCAATACTACTTATACCATTTTTAGGTGGACGCCCACTTGTAACAATCCCTGAAGGGTTTTTTCTACAAGGTAGTCCTGAAGCAACAGAAGCAGCTCAGGGAGAACAACAAGTAACTCAAGATGCTGACGGTACTGTAGGTGATGATGATGATGATGGTCCAGATACACCTGAAGTTACTGTACAAAAAGTTACTGCCCCAGAAGATTTAGATCAAAGTGATAGTTTCTTTGGAGTAAACCAAGACTTTTTTGGTATGACTCCTGAAGAACTTGGTAATTATGGTGAAGACTTTGGTGAAACTGCAGAGATGTTACGCTATGGTGGTATTGCTGCCTTAGCTGTACCTGCACTTGCACCAGTAGCAATGATTGCTGGAGCAGCAAGTCAAGTAACTAAAGCTAACGATGTTGCTAACTTACGTGCTGCTGCACAGATTGCAGAAATGCGTGGTTACACAGATCAAGCTAAAACTTTAAATTCTCGTGCAAACCAAATGGTTAAAGACGGTGGGTTTCTTTTAAAAGCTATGGATAAAGTTGGTGGAATAAACGGTGATAACATTGCTGATAAAGTTATGACTTCTTATACTACTATTTTTGATTATGGTGAAAAGGGAGATGCTGAAGGTTTAAAAATTGATATGTTTGCGACAACTGACGATTTTGTAAATGTATTGAAAGCTAATGCTAGAAAAGGTTACAAGTGGGTAGATGAAGGTGTAGTAGTAGTAGATCCAATTACAGGGGAAAAGGATGTTAAAGGTTATTATGCAATAGATGAAAATGCTGAAGAAGTAGAGATACCTACAGCAGATGGTGGCACTGTTAGCGTATCTGTAGCTTCCCTACCTACTACTGATGATAAAGATCCAAGAGGTGTTACTTTTGCAGGTACTACTGATAGTGGAGTTAATGTCTTTGAAGTTACTGCAGGTAGCAATATAGTTAGACCTAAGGCCAGACCTACAGATATTGGTTCTGATAGCACTACTACTACTACCACTACTACAACAGCTGGCAGTAAAGATACTAATATTGCATCCTCAGGACGCAGCGAGTCTGATATTCAAAAAGATATTAATGATGCTTTGTCAGCTTCAGGTGGTGAATGGACCTCTGAATTAAATGACCTTGTATCTGAACGTGACAGTGCTCGTTCTAATGAAGGTGGTGGTTCCTCTGGCGGTGGCGGAGGAGGAGGGGGCGGTGGTTCCTCTGGTGGAGGCTCCTCTGGTAGCAGCGGCGGTAGTTGCTGCTTCATCATGCTAGAAGCTCGCTATGGTGACGGTACTATGGATGAAGTAGTACGTAGATACCGTGATGAATATATGACTGATCGCAATCGTCGTGGATACTATCGTATGGCTGAAGTACTTGTACCACTAATGCGTAAGTCAAAAACATTTAAGTGGATTGTCACAAAAACTTTTGCAGATCCCCTTGTGTCTTATGGTAAATATTACTATGGACAAAACAAACATGGTGTGATATACTCTCCGTTAAAGAACTTCTGGATGAAAGTTTTTGACGTAGTAGGTGGTGACACCAAGTTTATAAGGGAAAATGGAGAAGTTGTCTAAAGAACCATATGACAACCCTAACCTAGTAGAGATATACGAAGAAAGATACATCCATCACCCAAATCAAAAAGCTGATGTTAATTTTGAAATAGCAGTTATAGAAAAGGTGATGGATTATTACGACCACGAATCTTGGTGCGATGTTGCCTGTGGTACTGGTTATCATTTGCGAAAAGCTTCTGGTAACTTTAAAAGGTTAGGCGTTGATAAATCTAAGTTGATGATGGATCAACATAAAGAAGATACAGAGTATGACGTAGATTATTCTGTTGCAAACATACTAAGTTGGAGAACCAAAAAGAAGTTTGATTTAGTAACAAACTTTTGGTTTGGCTATTCACACCAACCATCTTTAAAAAAGGTACTAGATTTTTTTAAAAAAATGATAGACCTTACTGCAAAACACGGATCTATAATACTGTCTTACCACAATAACTGGAAGTTGTTTGATAAGATACCAATGAGTAGCCCAGAACCTATGGGTGGTCAGTTTAGCTTTGATGCATTGCAATGGTCTTATGTAGAGCCAAATACAGGTGATAAGTATCATTGTATATCCCCTCATAAAAACCTTATTATAGAAATTTTTGGTCCACAGTTTAAACGTTACAAAGTAGTAGATTACCCTACATTTGCTGGAAAAGAACTGTTAGTATTAGAAGGTAAACTATGGAACTAGACGAATATAAGAACACTATAGCAAAACGTCATGGTGATCTTTCTGAAGAAGAAAAAGAAACTGTAAGGCGTATAATAGGTACACCAGTAGGCAATGTCTTAACAAAACTTGTTGGGCCAGAACTAGGTAAAGCAATTACAGTAGGGCAACCAACAACAACTAGTCCAAAACGTAGTGGTTTAGGATCAAGATAATAATAAGGCTACCCAGCTACGGCTGGCCCCAACATAAGGAGAAATGATATGCCTGAACTAGAAACAGTAGAAAAACCAAAAGTTGCAGGGTTTGTAGAACGAGGTTCTAATTACGAACGTAGACGCCAACGAATGGATCAAGAGGAAGAGGAGATTCAAAAGCTTGAAGCTGCCCAAAAAGGTGATACAGAAGAACAACCAAAAGAAAAAGCTTCCCAAGAAAAAGAGGCCGATACAGAAGTTAAAGAAGAAACGTTATCTGCAGAAGAAAAGTCTTTTAAAAAACGATATGGTGATCTAAGACGTCATATGTCTGATAAAGAAAAAGAGTGGCAGGAGAAACTAGACTCTTTAGAAAAACGACTTACTAAGTCTAATGTGGTACCACCTAAGTCAGATGAAGATATAGAAGCTTGGTCTAGAAAACACCCTGATGTGGCTGGCATAGTAGAAACTATTGCAGCTAAAAAAGCTAAAGAAATGTTTTCTAATGCTGAACAACGTCTTCAAAAGATGGATGAACAAGCAGAAGAAATGGCTCGTAATAAAGCAGAAAATTCTATACGTGAAGCACACTCTGACTTTGATAAATTACGAGATTCAGATGACTTCCATGATTGGGCAGACAGGCAACCTAAATGGGTTAAAGATGCTCTTTATGAAAACATGGATGATCCTGAATCAGTTATTCGTGTTATTGATTTATATAAAATAGATAATAACATGACTAAGAGTGACTATGCAGCAAAACGAAAGGCTGCAGCGTCCAATGTAGGTAAAGGCTCTAAAACACAAATTGATGCAGACGACTCATCTAATACAATTCGTGAGTCAGATGTTTCAAGAATGTCAGCAAAAGAGTTTGAAAAGAACGAGGAAGCTATAACTAAAGCAATGCGTTCTGGTAAGTTTATCTACGATATTTCGGGTTCAGCCCGATAATAACTATTGACAAACACTATTAATGTCATATAACTAGGGACATAACATTAGAGCCTCCGTTAGGACTACCTCTAAGTATACCCTATTTCCAAAAGTCTAAACTGAAAAGAACGACCTGTTTAAGTATAGGCCCGTATATCTAATGGTTGGCCGACTGTTAGTCTTACGCACCCTAGAAAATTAACAGCCTCTTACGAGTGTTTAGCTTTGTGATTCGAAGCCAAATATTAGGAGGATTTTATCATGGCTTTTACAACAGCAGGAGGATACGGTAACTTACCTAACGGTAATTTTAGTTCCGTAATTTACTCCAAAAAAGTACAGCTTGCTTTCCGTAAAGCAACTGTATGCGGTGACATCACCAACTCAGATTATTTTGGCGAGATTGCCGCACAAGGCGATACCGTTAAAATTATCAAAGAACCTGAGATTTCAGTAAGCAGCTATGCTCGTGGTACTAACATCTCAGCCCAAGATCTTGACGATGAAGATTTCTCATTGGTTGTAGACAAAGCTAATTACTTTGCCTTCAAAATTGATGATATCGAAGAGGCTCATAGCCACGTCAATTTCATGGATATGGCAACCAACCGTGCAGCTTATCGTTTGGCTGACCAGCATGACCAAGAAGTTCTTGGCTATCTTGCTGGCTACAAACAGTCAGCTTTGCATAGTTCAGCCGATGCCGTAAACGATCAAGTAAACGGTACAAAAGCAGTAACTACTGCTGGTTCAGATGAATTGCTTTCAAGCATGAAACTGAAAAAAGGTGACTTTGGTAACATTACAACAGCTTCTGCAGGTGATCATTCGATTCCAGTAGCAGCACGTTTGCCAGGTGCCACAGCTCTGCCAACAGCATACGCTTCACCAGCAATGGTTGTAGCTCGTATGGCCCGTTTGCTCGATCAACAACAAGTTGATAAGCAAGGTCGTTGGCTGGTAGTTGATCCAGTATTTATGGAAGTACTTCGTGACGAGGATTCACGCCTCTTCAATGCAGACTTCGGTGAAGCTGGTGGACTACGCAATGGATTGGTCTTGAATAACTTCCACGGTTTCCGTGTATATACTTCAAGCAACTTACCTTCAGTTGGTACAGGTTCAGCTACTACAGGTAGTGCAAACCAAAACACTAACTATGGTGCCATTGTTGCTGGTCATGATTCTGCTGTCGCAACTGCGGAGCAAATCAACAAAACCGAAACTTACCGTGATCCTGACAGCTTCGCTGACATCGTTCGTGGTATGCATCTTTACGGTCGCAAGATCCTTCGTCCAGAAGCTCTTGTTACTGCAAAGTATAACTTGGCGTAAAGGGGAAATAAACAATGGCTTTACAATCTCCAGTTCGTATTGAGACTGCCGTGATTGCTCACGGTGATCTTACCACTAACTCAACTCACGATATCGGTACAGTTCCAAACAATTGTGTGGTTCTTGCTGCTGGCGCTGAGTGTACTGCTGCAGCCACTATTGGTGGTGCTAACGCAGTAAGTTTTGGTGTAACAGGCGGTGACGTT